AATTGCGCATTTTTCACCCAAGAAGTTAGAAGTCCTAGCCATATTCTACGCCAGAATTGGCTTAAGTGATCTCCCGGCCGGACACCCGCAGCATCAAAGAAGCGGACGCACCGGCCAGCGTCGAGAGAAAATCACCCGGTTCCAGCACTTGGCCGACCAATTCCGGCAGGGCATAGGTCTCGCTTGGCGCAATCGAGCGGTTGACCACTCGGTTGCCAAGACCTGCAGCGCCGGCGGAGGTCACCAGGTTGGCGGCGAAGGTGACGTTGCCAGAAGTGGTGTTGGAGATCGTCGCCTTATCGATGATCGCCTTGCAGTTGGTGGCGGTGTACTGGGTGGTTTGGGCGTTTTCTGCCTGCTTGGATGGAACCAGGGTCTTAGTGGTGACGGCCATTATTGTTGCTCCTGTTGAACGGTAAGTAAGGCGGCCGGGGCGGCCGGGGCGAAAGCGGTGGCGGCGATCGCGTCGAGGGTGACGTTAGTATCATCAGCGGCCCACATCAGTTCGATGTAATCGTTGGCAGCCAATGAGATCAAAAGGCTGCGCGAGGGGGCGCGAATAGCGGACCCGCTGTCCATCGACGTGACCAGCGTGCTGTTGGCAATGTCCACACCATTCTTGCGGTACCACAAGTACACGTTTTTTACTGAGGCGCTGCCTGATGTCAGTTGAAACGAAGCGCTGAAGCGGTACAGGCCGGCATTGGCCACCACGATGCGTGAGGTTGGTGCGCCGATGCTGACTCCATTGGCGATCAATGAACTGGACCAGGTGATGGCGTTGGCCGTGTTGATCGCTGTCGGCACTTGGTCTGCGGTCTTGGCGAATTGCCCGTAGAACAGCTGCTGCTCGACAGTCGGGCGCACTGCGATCTGGCCGGTACTGGCATTCACAGTCAGTACCTGGGCGATCGGCAGACTAAGGTTCGGCGCGGTCGGCTTGACGTTGGTGAAGCCACCGGCCACCGAGGTGGAGACGTACAGCACCTGCCCGGCTGTCCAGACCTGCCCATAAGGCGTGCCGGTGGTGTCGATGTCACGCACACGGCCCCACACGGTAATGCGCCCGAAGGAGTTATTCGGAATAGCCTGGGTGGTGACGCCGACGATGGTGATCGGTGACAGTGTGCCGTTGGCGATGAACAGCACGTAGGAGTTGGTGGCCGGGTTGATCCCCAGGCACGCCCCGTTTGGGATAGTCGAACCGGTGTTGTTAAAGATCCGCCCATACAGCTCCTGGCCCATCTGCTGCGTTACACCGTCGCTGTGGTGCAGGTTCAACGTATCATCGGTGGGATTCCAGGCCATGCGCGAAGTCTGCGCGGCATAGGCTGGAAGCTGATCCCAATCGAGGTAATCGAGGGAAAAGGTGCGCGGGAACTGAAAGCCCGGATTGGTGGCGGCCACCTCAATCGAGCGCGCCAACGCCTGCAGTGCATCCGCCACCTGGGTCGCCCCCGCCAAGGCGCTGCCGCCATCAAGTTCCAGCAGACGAGCCAAGGCTTGCAGCGAATCGCCGACCTGATTGGCTTTGGCCAACGCTGATCCGCCATCCGTTTCGAGCAGTCGCGCCAGCTCGGCATTGGCGGCCAAGGCCTGATTTACCTTGGCATCCAGAGTACCGCTCAGCTCATCCAGAATACGCGCCGATGACTCAATAACGTCCAGTCGCGCCGAATCGATGACCGGTGCCGTCGCCAGCAGGTCGAGGAGCTGCGACAGGTAACTGCCAAGGTCATTGGCCTGCATCGCCTTGCCGTCCACCGTGCCGATGCCAATCGACAGCTCCTGCAGGTCGACAAAGATCTCCTCGATGAGCTGCACGATGGTTTCGATGTCCACGCCTTCGGTGCCGCCGGTGCGCGTCAGCAGGGTTGAAAAGAACCGCCACCAGACCTCGCTGATGTTGCCGCGCCCATCCACGATCGGCGTGTTGTAAATCGGCAAATCGACCGTCACGTCAGTCATTTGACCCCCGGCGCCAGATCGACATAGGCGCCATTTAGCGCAGTCTTCATGTCGGCCGACCAGGACAGTTCAAAAACCCGGTCGCGTGCCTGACCCAGGCGGAACCAGCGCGCAATGGCCTTGTAATTGCCGCGCATGCCCAGTGAGGTCGACAGGTGATTCGACCAGTCGCCGCCCTTGCTGTCGCTATAACGCAAGCGGATCTCAGGGGCGAAATCAGGCTCCTGACTGGAAGGATCGCCGGATTCCATGTCGGCCTGGAATGACAGATAGGTCACACGGTTGCCATCGTCGACCAGGTGCGGGAACGACCGCACGCGGCGGATCTCGTTGCCGGCGTCGGTGTGCACGTCAAGACTCAGCTCGTACAAGCGCCCATCGGCATAATCCCCGACGATGTGCCGGCCATTCCAGAAGGCGAAACAGTTTCCACGGTGCCGGCTGAAAGTGCCATTCTCCTCCAGGTAGGCGCGTTCATGCCATTGTTCGGTGGCCAGGTCAAATACCCAGGTCTTGCTGGCGCTCGGGAAGGTCAGCACGTACCAGTAATGGCCATTCATCTGCTGCACGTAGCCAATGGCATCAGCGACTGTCGCGTACTTCTGCAGCTCGTTCTCGATGGCGTGCGTGCTGATCCGTGCCCGGTCGTAGTTCTCGGTGCGCAAGACCATGCATTCACCCTGTGGCGATTGACTGACCCAGTACAGCGAGCCATCCGCCTCACAGATGCTATGTGGGGCCTTGCAGCCGAACTGGATAAACGCCCCGGGGATACGGGAGAAGGTGAAGGCCGCACCACCGGTGTTGGTCCAGATTTCGGTGGTCTGCTCGCCGAATAGGAACACATTGCGTCGGGTCACGCCGGGGGCGACCAAGCGATCCGATGAACCGATCTTCGAAGCGAAATCCAGCGCATCAAACTCGATGTCACGAAACAGGCTGATGTACCACTGGTTGGTCCCTGGGCGGTTGAGGATGATGTAACCATCGACCTCGGCGATGCGCGTGGCGCCATAGAATGCCGGGTTGGCCACCGGGTCATAGGCCAGGGTGGCCAAGGTGATCTTGTAACCGTTCGGCGAGCCATCGATCAGCAGGATCTGCACCCCGTTGTCGACCATGTAGCACGGAGTAGTGCCCGAAGTGATACCGCCCAGCAACTGCAAGGTCAGATCATCGCGGATCAGGTACACCGATGCACCGCACACGCCGAACAGGCGGTTGTCACTTGAGGTATAGAGGCAGCGCCAGACGATGTCCGGTGCGGTCAGTAACACGGTAGAACCCGGCGTCGGGTAATGCGTGGTCGGGAAGCTCTCGCCCTCCGGATTGTGCTCGGGGTAGAGGTTGACACAGCTCTGCGCGGCAGCGATGAAACTGCGCGCTTGGTAGGCACCGGCGATCAAAGGCACTTTCATAATCAGCGGTCCGAGTAGACGTTGTAGGTGCCGTTGCGCACCAGGCCATCGGGCATGTATAGCTGGCCGGTCTGGGTGTTGGCCATGCGTACGGTGGCCAGACTGGCGCCCGCCAACTGGATCACCACCGGGTTCGGCGGCATGCCGTACATTGGATACAGGCGCCCGGCGAGGTTGTACATCAGCGCCTCTTCGTATTCGGGCGGCAGATTGATGTCCTGATAAAGATCGGCGAACTGTTCCAGCGGCGCGAGGATCTGTAGATGGATCTCATAACCGGCCACCGCCACCGGCCAGACGTGCAACACGCCGAGCGGGAACTGCGGGTCGTAATACACCGTGCTGGGCATCGACGGCATCGTCTAGGTACTGATGCGCCCATAATCGGTCTGCGACTTCAACACTTCCAGCGGGTAGTCGATGGGCAAAGTGGTCAATTGCCGGCAGTAGGCGCCCTGCAGACGAGAGGGGCGGAATACGTTGAAGTCGCCGCCAACACCCACGGTGTAGGTCTGTCGGCCATCGGTGGCAAACCCCACATCGAGGATCTGGTGCACCACATTGCGCTTCACCGACCATTGCGCCAGCATCATGTTGAGCATCTTGAAGGCGTCGGCGATGTCCTCGGCGGCGGCGGCCTGGCCAACCCCCAGCACGCCAACTTGCTTCAGTGCCAGATTGAT